ACTTGTTCAAGCTTTTTTGATTGATCGAAAATGGCATCTGCAATATATTCGTTACTATGACCATGAAGAGTTACCCACCAACTACTAATTGCATCTACTAGCTCTTTTTTAAGAAGTGGCGAATACTGTCTTACAAACTTATACTTTTGTAGTTGCAAGAAGTCTCTATCAGAAGATACGATCATGATCTTTTCTGGATTATAGTCGTTGTTCGGATCTGGATTCATAGTAACTATTGTACCTATAATATCATCGGCTTCACAACCATCTATATGAATGACCTTATATGGAAAGTTTTCTTTTATTTCATCTTTTACCATATGAAGTATTCTAAATGCTTCACCCCAGTCAAAAGAAGATTTATCTCTATCTTTTTTTCTACCAGCCTTGTACTGTGGAAAAGCTTTTCTACGCCAGTTATTTGCACCATCAACTGCTATTACAAGTTCACCATAATCTTCTTTATACTTTGTACGATACATTCTTAATGAATTAAGTATCATATGACGAATAAGACCTTCATCGAAAGTCTTATTAATAATAATACTCGCTAAAGCGATACCACTATAATCAACTATTATCATGAGTATTCACTCCATGTTGGATCGGGATATCTTGATTCAGCCCAAGATAAACCATTTGGTATACTTACATCATGTCTTTTCCATATATAAACATCCCATAAAGTAGCATTTTTCATGCCACCTTTTGGGTTACCGCCATAAACAAAACCGTGTTTTGGTTTACGACCTTTCTTTTCTACTCTAAATTTTTCTCTAGAATTAGCGTTTACGACCTTGACAATAGACTTTACTATATCATACTCTCGCATGTCTTGCTGATTAGTTGGATCAAACCTGCCAATCCAAGACGTTGATCGCCTGTTATGTTTGCCAATAAAAATACCCATAATAACTCCTTAATATTTTATTTGATAGATATATTCTATCATACTTTTTTGCATTTGTAAACGTTTTTTCACTTAACTTGTTAAGTGTTTTGCGTGTATCCTGCAACCTATGAAGTTATTAAAGTAATCGTCTCTGAATAGAACGTTGTTTTCAAACTGCAGTTTTGCTTCATAATAAGACATTTCTCCTTTGGTCTTGCAAAGTTTTAATATTTCTCTTTTAAATTGTTCTTGGCCGTTTTTTTCCACAAGGTTGCGTACTTCATTCGACGAGCCGTAATATTCTTTCCAGTTTGATTCGACGCGCGTGCGTACGCGTCTCTTACGTGTTTTAGTGATAGGGAGGGTTTTAGGTTTCCAGAAGTTCTTCTTTCCAATATACTTTTTGTTGGTATGAATTTCTGTAAGTTGATATACGAATCCTTGAAACTCTTCTGGGGTTGATTCAAATACAGTGTCATTATAATACCACATGCATTTATTTATTCTTTTTTATGAACAGCGCCTTTTAAAATAAGAGGACTGCTTGCTTCAAATATTGGAGTTCCTATTCCAATTGGCAAAGGTTTTGTCGGTTCAAATTTTGGAAGTAAAGGTAACAATACTAAAAAATGTATAAAGTAATATGCAGTTGCAATCCTACTAAGTGTTACGTATATTCCTTCAGCTGGCATAGCACCGAGATATCCTAGTGCAATACAGTCTACAAACAGTATCCAAAAGAATATTTTGTATAAAGGTCTAAATTGTGAAGATCTAATAGGCTGTCTGTCTAACCATGGAAGAATAAACAGAACCATTATTGCTCCAAACATTAATAGTACGCCACCTAACTTATCAGGAACTGCTCTTAGTATGGCATAAAACGGTAAGAAATACCATTCAGGCACGATGTGAGCTGGTGTTACCATTGGATTAGCCGGAATGTAATTATCTGGATGTCCCATAAAGTTTGGAAAGAAGAAAACTGCTGCAGCGAAAAAAGTTAAAAATACTCCAAGTCCAAACAAGTCTTTGATCGTATAGTATGGATGGAAAGGCAGCGTGTCTTGTTTACCTTTTATATCAATACCAATCGGATTATTACTACCAAATCTATGTAAGGCGACTAGATGTAATATAACTACGCCGACTATTACAAATGGTAGTACAAAGTGTAAACTAAAAAATCTATTCAATAAAGCTTGATCAACGCTAAATCCGCCCCATAACCAAGTAACAAACTGTTCTCCTACTAGAGGGATAGCACTAAATAGATTTGTTATAACTGTTGCACCCCAAAAACTCATTTGACCCCATGGTAAAACATATCCCATAAAAGCTGTGGCCATCATAAGTAAAAGTATTAACACACCTAATATCCATAACAACTCTCTTGGTGCTTTATACGAACCATAGTATAATCCTCGAAAGATATGTATGTACGTTACTATGAAAAAGAAACTGGCTCCATTCATATGAATGTATCTTATAAGCCAACCGTGATTAACATCTCTCATTATTCTTTCTACACTGTCAAAAGCGTAATCAACATGAGCAGTATAATGCATACTTAAAACAATACCTGTGATAATCATTATCACAAGAGTAATACCTGCCAAACTTCCAAAGTTCCACATGTAGTTTAAATTTTTTGGTGTAGGATATTCAGTTAATTCATGATTTAAAAAAGAAAATATTCCTAATCGATAATCAATCCAATTAACTACAGGGTTTTTAAATTTAGTTTTTGCCATTAAAAGTCTACGTCTATTCCGTTTATACTATAAGTTTTTCCGTTGAATCCTTTGTTCATCTTTTCTATGTCATCCATCTTTTCGCTATTTATTCTAACCCATGGATTGAACTTCTTCTGCTTCTGTTTCTGCACCGCAGATCGGGCAGTGAACAGGTTTTTTATATGATGCCACATAAGAAGTTTCATCACATTCTTCGCAGTCTATCTGGTAATCTTTCAAGGATTTCTCTCTTCTTCTTATTAGATGCTTTTGTCCATTCAGCTATTTCTTGCGTAGATCTACCGCAGCCAATACAAAAATTGTCTTGTAAGGTACAAATCTTAATGCAAGGTGAAACGACTTTAGAAATCGATTTCACAGGCGCCACCGGCGCATGCAGCTGCAGCGAGTGTATCAACATCAGTATATTTTCTTTCTTTTATGTCTTCTTTCCAGTCGACTGTTTTTAAAGTTGATTGTATCTTATTCCATTTATGAAGTAAGTACGCATCTTTTAAACAATATTCAGCTGCCATGGAATCTGAATTTAAATAGTTATCTCCAAACTTTTTAAATCTTCTTACCCAGTCTCTCTTCATAGCATTTTCTGAAGTTTCTAAAGATATATCTTCGCCAAATCCTTTTGCAGTAGAACATGCATCCCATAAATTATTAAAACATTTTAATGCATCAACTACCATACCAGAGGCAAATACTGCTGCATCGCCATATTTTTTAACCATTTCTTTAGAAGTTATTACGGCGGTGTTTGGTGCTTGATTATAATCTTTATCGCCAGTCATCGGCAAAAATGATATACCAGCAAACGAGTGTCTGTTATCAAATACATATTTTTCTACATGATCCCAGTCATCTACAATGATAGTATTTGATACGTTATGCCTTACTCCTTTATCAGCACATAAGTCTTCATTTGTTCCAGCTTCAACCCAGTGTTTTTGAGCTTTCTTTACGAGTTCAAGATGTTTAACGCCTAACAAATCATCTTTATACATTGAACCTTTTTTTGGTAATATTGGAAAAGAGACTACTACATCTGTTCCACCGGCTGACCAAACAGAATCTTCTACCATATAGGGATTAGTTTTCATGATAGCTTGAGTTATCTCTGATTCTTTATTCATTTGTACGTTACGAATGTACATGTTTGAATGTTCGGCATGAATGCCAGATGCTGTCTGTAACAATACAGATGCGTTACCACTTGGCTTTACACAAGTGGTTCTAGCTGCAGAATTAATACCAATAATTTCTGCTACTTGCTTATTAACGTCTTTTACTATCTTAGCGCCTTTTTGCAGAATTTTCTCGTCAAAAAGTATGTCTGGATTATTCATCCAACCAGTGATTGAGACTCCAAGTAAAGCTTCTCTATCAAATATCTTTTTAGAAGTATCTGATAAAAATTTGAAGTCAGTGTACCCTGCTTGTAGGGTACCGAGGATAGACGCTGCTCGGCATGCCTTATAAAAGTCTTCCTCGGTATTGCATTTGCCTCCGTTGATTTCTGTCAGGTTACAACCTTGCCAACCTGATTTTTTATTGATCTGCGGATACATACCAATCTCAACACATGGATTCGTAGTATGTTCTGTAGATTCAACGAAGACGAACCCGGGTTCGCCAAATTGTTTGACTGATTCCATTATCTTGCCAAACTCTTCTGAAGTAGTTTTATCTCTTACAATAACTGCAGAGTTGTTTGATCTACCTCTTTGCGGATTCTCCATGAACCAGTTTCCAGTTTTTGCTTCCATCATCTCTTTATCATCTGGAGAGAATAAGCAAATTGTTGCTGATCTTCTTACTCCACCTGATAATACAGCGTCAGCTGCATGCATTGTGATGTCGTATGCATTAATTGGTTTTATTGATACTGGATCTTTCGAGTCTAATACAATACCTTGTAATAAATGTTCTATCTTGTCTAAAGACCTACGTAAGCCGTTTGGCCCTGGTGCCTTAAATCCACCTGATATGTAAGCACCTTTTGGTCTTATCTGTGATAAATCGAAGTATACTCTTCTTCCTTCGTATTCTGGATATTTACCCCCACCAACGAAAAAAGAAGACATTAATACGTCTAAAGCTGAAGCCCAACCTTCAATTGAATCTTCAACTATGTAACCTTTCGCTTGTTTAGTTCTGTTTTGAATTTTTGGTAACTTTTTGATATGATGCTTTTGTACAGAAAATCCTGCACCGGCACCACATAATAAGATATAAAACACCTCGCCAAAAAACTCTGGTCTATTGACATAAGAAGACGTACAGTTGTACATCCTCATTTGGTGCTTCATTAATTGTTCGCCTCCA